GGCTTCCGCCCATAAATTCAATCTTTAAGGTGTCTCTCTGGGGGTGTCGGACGACGCATGTGGTGAGCGCAGCAACTAACGTATCCCCGACGTGCACGACCCACATGACTGAGCCACCGCCTCTTATGTCATCCTCGATGTCATCCAAGCTGACATTGTCAGACTGCCTCATCACCGCCGGCTCAATGAGCTGCATACCCTTTGGCATAAACTCATCATAATCATCGCCTAGAACAGGCAAAACCGTGATGCGAGGCTCTTTGTGCAACAATACAACATTATCTGGCAAATTAACAGCCCCACCGTCGGTCATGCGTTCACCCTAGATATGGCCAACGTAGCCGCAGGTGTAGCTGGCGCAAATGCGTTAGCCGCGTGGTGCTGCAAGCTGCCATTAGTGCGGTCTGTGGCCCAATACGCCTCAAGATAGTCCCCAGCATTTACGTTGAAGATTTGCGTGCGGGATACAATCATTGTTGCGTTGTTTTGATGTAGCGTGTTTTGCATCGCGCTATCAGCAATGTCTACTCCGTTCAATTTTGGCCAGAACCAGAAGTTGACCGTAGAGCCTGAAGATGAGTGCGTTTGCGCCGTAAAACTCAGCGTGTACGCGCCGCCCTCAGTGAAAACAATCCGAGATGCCGGCGTGCCGAGCGTAACGCCAACGCTTCCAGTCATAACGGAAAACGTCAGCGGGTAGGCTGTATTGGCCGAGGAGGCTGTCACGTCGGATGTAATCTCAAGGTGGGCAACGCCGTTTGCCAGCACGACCTGACGCCACTCGCCAGAACGTGAAACTACGGGCCACAGGTTCTCGCGATCCCACATCAGCGTGGCATCGTCAGCAGCGCTTTCGTCGCCTGTCTGCTGTACGAGTGTCGAACGTACTTGGGCAAGGTATTGCGTAAGCCTGCGCGCCCAAGTTTGCCAGTCATTGCCTGATGGCTCTGGTGCGCGATATTGCTGCGTCATCGTTTGCCGCCTTGGACGACGTCGATGCGGTTGATGCCCACACGCCAGTCAGCCAGTCTAGCGCCGGAAATCCGCATGCGTATCTGTCGGCCAGTGAACCGCATTGATACGGGGTTGGACATATCAAACGGCCCATAGCTGCGCTCGGTCCCGTTGGGATAGAAGCGCGTCTTGAATGTTGCCGTAACGTCTCCCTGTGTGCGCTCGTCTGGCAGCATCTGCGTGACCGACGCGACCGCCTCGCCCGTGCCGATAATGATGGGGCCGGTTTCCGCGAATGGCGTCAGTGAGCCGTAATCGAAGCCGACTTCATGCTCGTAAATTTTCTTGTCGTCTGCGTCTGCCCAGATTGGCAACGGAAACGCGCCGTGATCAACGCCGGATGTGCGTGCGAGGTCTCCGGTGTACCAAGTGCCCTCGACGTAGTTGTAGACAACGTAGCGGTCGTTTTCTGTCGATCCGCTGGACGGGTAGAACCAGAATATTTCGCCATACGTTGAGTTGGCCACAGCGAAGGTCTTGCTGATCTGTGCGCGGTTGATGTCGCTGAATATGTAGTCTGCAACGTCGCACTTGATTTCCTGCGCAGCGCCGCCTGAGTAGCCAAAGAAGCTGTGCGTGCCCATCCAGAACGCGCCGACGTCAACGACAGCCGCAGCTTTGGGTGCCACTAGGCCGCAGCTCGTTCCGACCCTTTCAATCCCATAAACATACGGGGGTCCAATATAGTTGGCAGCATGTGCATCTGTCGATGTCAGGATCAGCGTCTGGCCTCTAACATTTAGCCCCGACATAATTATGCCAGACGTGTTTAGCTGCAAGTCACCAGCCTCATTCGTGGCAGCGGGTGCCCACAAGTTGTTGTTCTCGCGGTCGCTCCACTGAACCTTTCGCGGGTCTCCCCCAGCCCCCAAACACATGAGAAAACGCTCTTCTGTGACAATGATGGCCTTGTTGCCGGTAGGGGCATTTGTCAGAACAGCCGCCGCACCGCCGACAGTCGGGTTCCACTCGTAAACCTTGCCGTCGTCTTGTGAGCATGCGATGAGGTTTTGCCCAAAGTTGCTCATTGACCACGTTGTAGCAGGTAGAATGCGGGCTGTGTCTGGACGCGCCACGCCGTAAGCGTAATTTCCGTAGAAGTTGCCGCCGTACCCAGTGAATGCCGCAGCGTCCTCACGGCCTGTGCTGAACCCAGCGGGAGTAATGTCTACGCGGGTGCCTGCGGAGTTCCAAGCATAAAGTTTGTTATACGTTCCGCCGACAATGTGACGGTCGCCGACATTGTCTGGCCACGCAATCATGCCCCTGATCTTAGCGTCCGCTGCGGTGTCTGAGCGCTTGCGCCAGCCGCGAAACGGGCGGATCGTGCCCTCGGTCCATCGAACCAAGTTGGCGTCGCGCCAGCGTCCTTGCGATTGAAGGTCAGTGCCGTTGCGAAAAACACCAGCAGGCAAGTCAAGGGGAATTAATGGCATATCGTCCTCAAGGTGTTAATCTGAAGGGACTATAGCACACTCCGCTTCAAATCAGCAACCCAAACGGATAATGGGTGCCGCCTGCGCAGTCGTGTGGCGCAGGCGGTGTGCTTTACGGCTTAGTCGGCCATGTAATGTTTTCTGGAAAGCCATCCTGACTACTGATGTCACGTAGAGCCTGACGATATGCTGTCTGCTCTGCTGTCATGGTACGGTCTGACAAGGCCCATACGTCTGTCGAGGCGATAAGGTTGTCACGATCTTGGCGAACCTCATTGCTGAAGTGTTGGTGTATACCCGTTTCTTCTGGGGTCATATTATTTCTCCTTTAAATGTCTGCGCTTAGATAGTCTGCTACACTATCTTTAGGTATTCTATAGATGCAAAACCTGCATCAAGACTTACGCCTCCATATTGCGTCCCACCACCGTTATAGGAGCTGCCGTGTGTTACTATTAGTTGAGTACCTGATGGGTAATAGTCAAACGCAAGCGGTGGGTGCACTGTTATCCCAGTAGGGTCATTCATATTAGCACTGCCATTTAGTCCCTGATGGAAGGGTGTATAAACCAGAGCCTGCCAATCGGTGGTTGCGGGCCTGTACAACAAAACTTGTACTATACCAGTATAGTAGCCGTTAGTGCGGTGCAGATTAATCTTGCTGTAATCGATAGTAATTTTAAGCCAGCCTGCCGAATTTCCTGAAAGAGTTTGGGTCCAAGCCACGCCAGCCGCTACTGGTGCTTGGTCTATCAGGCCACCTTGGGTCTTTTGGGTGCCGTAGTAGGTGTCGTACCCGCTGTATCTGCTATGAGAGCTACTGGTATATGTTGTCGTGGCATAGTTTGTACCACCAACACCAGCAGCACCAAATGCCGCCACTGTAGTAGCATCCACAGATGCAATGTTTTTAAGCTGGCGACCAGAGCTAATGACTTCAGAACTTCCAACACTTAAAGACGTGATATTTGGAGATGCAGTCAAGTTTACTGTAACACCGCCGCTGGTGCCGCCGCCCGTCAGGTTTGTTCCAGCAGTCACGCCCGTGATGTCGCCTACGCCCTTTGCGTTTAGCTGCGTCTGGATGTTGCTAGTCACGCCGTCAACGTAGTTTATCTCGGCTGTGGATGCAGTCACGCCATCCATCTTGTTTACTTCGGCGGTCGAGGCAGTGACGCCCAGATCGGCCAGTGTAGACGCCGCATTGTTTAACTGCGTCTGAATGTTAGAAGTCACACCATCGACGTAGTTTAACTCGGCGGCTGATGCCGTCACAGCGGTGCCGCCGACCTTTAGCGTTGACAGGTTCGGCGCAATCGCCGTCGTCCCGTCAAACAGGTTGTCGATGGTGTCGAGGTTGGTGTTGGACTTAGTCCCCCATGTGTCCTCGCTTGCGCCTACCTCCGGTTTTACTAAACCATAGGTTGTAGTTGTTGTATCAGCCATTATGCTGCCCTCTCTAAGTGATCAGCTTGAACCCAAGTTGTCGTAGGCTCGGCTGCTGTAATCCATTTATATCGTGCCTTAATGCTTAAAATTGCAGAACCGCTAATTGCCGCAGGACTTGCCCCCGCAGTAATTTGGCCGTTGCACAAAGTTGTGGAGGAAGCTGCAACGATAGAAGCGCCCGCATAGGTCGCCGCTGCACTTGTAGCTATAGCAGACACACCAGCGATTGTCGATGCCCCAGCCGCATCGAATACAGCAGACGCAGTTGATGTCGCAGCGGCATTAGATGTTGCCGCGCTCTCGCGCACACGCTGGCCGCTGGATGTGACCGTTAGCTGTGCAGCCGCAGTCAGCGATGCAGACGCTCGGCGCACACCAATCGTGGCCATGCTGCCCGAAGCGGAGATAGTTGCGCTGAAGCGTTGCTCTTTCTCAGCGTTCGCGGTTGCCGAAGAAGCCGAAGCTGATAGTGCAACTCCGTCCTTTACAACAAGAGCGGACGATGACGCCGTGGACGCGGAGGACGCACCAGACGCCGCCAGCTTAACAACGACAGCAGAAGACGCTGCGGATGAGGAGGCTGAAACGCCTGCGGATGTGTTCCGCGTAACTAGCGAAGAGGCTGACGTAGACGCCGCCGCTGAAACAGCAGAAACGCCGCGTGCAGTCTTAGCTGCAACGGCTGAAATGGACGCGCTTGCGCTTATCTGGGCGACAGCATCCTTTACGGTGCCATCGTAGCCAAATAAGCGCTCGCCATAATTACCTGAACCGTAGCCAGCCATATGTTTAGTCCAGCGTGATGTCTAGGTCGCCGGCAGGGATGCGGAACACATCGCCAGTTGCAATAGCCTTTGATACGTTCAACGCAGAGTAAGCAAGCAAGTTGCCACCAGTGGACGCATCAAATACGCCTACGTGTGATACAGTGCCATATGAGCCAGTTGACGTTGGATACTCAACCGCGCCAGTGTTTGACGCTGTGTCCCCAGAAACTGAGAAAGCCACAGACTGACGCGCATATGCGCTGCCGGATACTTCGGTGCCGCCGCCTGCGTCGCTTGGCGCTGCGGTGTATAGCGCGACGTACCAAGCAGTTGGACGCGTAGCTGTGCCTGCTGTGAATGCGAAATCGAGCAGCTCGGTTTCCAAGTGATTAGTGAAACTCATGGTAATCTCCGTTCAGATATATCTGCGTGCAACATTACACGACAAAGTCAGGAAAAGCTAGTCAGCTTCATACGTGGTGACGTAACCGAAAAGCGGGTAGCGTCAGACGCCGTTTGCAGCGACTGTTGAGCGTTTTGGTATAGACCGGCCCAGACAGGGATGCGGTTGTCTTCCTTCAGGAACGGAGCCGATTGCAGTAGCGCTGCATAGAGGTAAATGTCGGGGTTGCTAGACAGCAGCCAGTTGGTCTGGTTGGCGTCGCTCAACTTGGGGATTTCAGCGTAATATGTGAGCTGCATGTCGTATGACGCGTCAGGCGTTGGGACCACCTCGATGGTGTCGCCAACATGCGCGTAATAGTTTGGACGTCCAGCAGTGTTGTTGCTTTCCTCGGTGTACTTGAGGATGTCGTCAACAGTTATACTTGCGAGGCGATGCGTGGTGCCGCCAACAAGCGTGAAGCGCATCGTCTCAAGCCAATCAGCCGGTAACTGAACATAGCTGGTGTCGAGGACAGCGTCAGCACGCGTGATCATCTTGTGGTGGCGTATCTTGCGATTAAGATCGCTCTCCGCATACTCGATAAAGTCGGGGATCGTGTCCACAAGGTCATCTCGATTGAGCCAGTTGGCGATGCTCGCCTTTAGGCCATCATATGTTGTTATGCTCACAGCGTGCCCGCCCTTGTTCTGAATACTTGGTTGTCGCCGTCGTTCATCCACTTTTTCAAGGCTTTTGGATCGTCAGCTATACCCTTGCGTTTCAGCTCATAGTACACTGAAAGCGGGATCGTGGCCACCTTATTAAGATCGCCATGTTTGTTCGGTGTGTCGTTGTACTGACGCTTGTTCGCCTGAACGATAGCGGAGACATTCTGCTGTGTCTCAACAACGTATTCACCATTGCCTGTGACGTGCCAGTATTTCGTAATGCCGGTGGCGTCGTCTTGGCTGAAAATTCTCTTCACAGTTACCCTCCTAAAGTGATCGGGGCGACCGAAGCCGCCCCGTCATAACTTATGATGTAGTCAAGTCGAACACGCCAGCGTGCGCTTGTTCGTTCAAAACTTTCATGCCAAATTCAGCCAGAACCATTGATTTCTCAGCATCGCCTGTGCGGGAAAGTTCGATCTGCTGGATCGGACGCAGGAAGCATACAGATGCATACTCAGGGTCAAGCAAGAACGCGTCACGCTCACGCATAAAGCGGTTTGGTGTCACAGAAAGTGTACCAAAGTCAGATAGATAGACGTCAGCAGCGCCGATGATGGTTGTTGGGCCATCGGAAGGTGCTTGGTAACGCTGAGCCGCAATACCTGCAAATCCGGATACAACAGTTTTGTTGTGTGGACCGACCATCAATACGCTTGGCTGACCGCCCGATGTGTATGCCAGTTGCATGGCGTTCTTGACCATTGCTTCTGTCAAATCGCG